AACTTCTCATAATGGGAAACAAAGGAACAACCCTCGCCCGGTATATTTGGCGACAACTTATTGTTTCACCAAATATTACAATTATGAAAGAAGATTTCGAAGCCTTCCTCCGCCAAGGCAATATGGCGGAAAACACCATCAGTGCCTACCTTTACGCCGTCCGTGAGTTTCATTCCCTGCATAAAGAGGTCAACAAACGCAACCTGCTGCTCTACAAGACACGCCTCATAGAGACGCACAAACCCAAAACCGTCAACTTGCGAATTCAAGCCATCAACAAGTATCTCACCTTCCTTAAAAAGGAACGTCTCCGCATCAAGTCCGTCAAAGTGCAGCAGCGTACTTACCTCGAAAACGTCATCAGCAATGCCGACTACAATTTCCTCAAAAACAAACTGAAGAAGGACGGACACACAGAATGGTACTTCGTCGTTCGCTACCTCGCAGCTACCGGAACCCGCGTCAGCGAACTCGTGCAAATCAAGGTCGAGCACGTCGCCGCCGGCTACTTCGACATCTATGCCAAGGGCGGAAAGGTCAGACGGATATTCATTCCCAAGAAACTGCGGGAGGAAACCCGAGTCTGGCTCAAGGAACAGCAGCGCGATTCCGGCTACCTATTCCTCAACCGATTCGGTGAGAAGATAACCACACGGGGTATAGCACAGCAACTCAAGAACTACGCCATCAAGTACGAGCTCAACCCCGCTGTCGTATATCCTCACTCGTTCCGACACCGATTCGCAAAGAACTTCCTCGAAAGGTTCAACGACATATCGCTCCTCGCAGACCTGATGGGACACGAAAGCATTGAAACAACCCGTATCTATTTACGTAGAAGCAGTCTGGAACAGCAAGAAATTGTGGATAGGGTTATTACTTGGTAGCAACTTTCTATTTTTATCTCTTGGGCGACCGGGCACGCTATCCGCTCGAATCTTCGATAACCGCTACTATCGTTGTCGCATCAACAAGGGAATAAAACGGGAACCAATACGACGGCTCCCGTTTCATTTTCCAGTCCCTTTCCGAGACTGACGTTTGTGCAATCTTTGCCAAAAACACGTCTTATGGCAAAGAGCAGCACCCGTAGAGTGACCATCTACATCAACGGCAAGGAGGTCGAGGCCTCCATCAAGCAAATCCGTTCCGAAATGAACCGGCTCGTCAACGAGCAGAACCGAATGGTGATCGGTTCAGACGAATACATAGCCCACGCAAAGAAAATCCGCGAACTTCGCGAGTACCTGAAGGAACACTCCCAGAACATCGGCTCGGCGGCTTCCGCCTGGTCCGAAATGTATAACAAGATGCTTCAATTCGGTACGGGCATCGGTGGTTTCATGCAGATATTCCAGACCGTTGATTCCGTCACTTCCTCACTGAAGCAGGTCGCCACAGACCTTGCCGCAATGGATGATGTCTATTCCGACGTCATCAAGACCACGGGACTGACAAGGGAGCAGGTCGAAGAGCTGAACGAGAGTTTCAAGAAACTCGACACCCGCACTTCCCGCGAGCAACTCAACAACCTCGCCTACATCGCCGGAAAGCTGGGCATCTCATCAAAGGAGATGGTACAGCAGTTCGTGGAAGCCGCCGACATCATCAACGTCTCAATGGGAGACGTCCTCGGTGATGACGCCACGCTTGCAGTTGGCAAGATGGTGGACGTTTATAAACGATCCACCGACATCCTCAAGGACAAATCCTTGAAGGAACAACTGCTCTCTCTCGGTTCGGCAGTCAACGAACTGGGCAAGGTCAGTACCGCCAACGAGCAGTACATGGTGAATTTCACGGGACGTCTGGGCGGCATCGCCGTACAAGCCGGACTCACCGCCGACCAGATTCTCGGCTTCGCCTCGGCCCTCGACCAGGATATGCAAAAGGTGGAAATGTCCGCCACCGCATTCCAGAAACTCATCCAGAAAGTCATTTCCAAACCTGCGGAGTTCGCCAAGATTGCAGGAATGCAGCTCAAGGAGTTTAAGAATCTTATCGAAACCGATATGAACGAGGCACTCAAGAAGGTCCTCGCAGGATTTTCCGGTGCGGGCGGTTTCGACAAGCTGCTTCCCCTCTTCCAGGATCTCGGACTTGACGGGGCGAGAGCCGCCGCCGCCATTTCTTCAATGGCCAACAGCCTCGACAAGGTGGAAGAGGCGCAATCCGTGGCGAACAAGGCGATGACAGAAGGCGTTTCCTGCTACGAAGAGTTTTCCGTCAAGAACAACAACATGCAGGCCAACCTTGAGAAAGCCCGCAAGAAGTTCCTGGACACCCGTCTGGAACTGGGAGAAAAACTCTATCCCATACTGCTTAAACTCACGAAAACCAGCACTGCCGGAATCTCGCTTCTGTCAAAAATCACGGACTGGGCTTCCAAAAACAAGGCCGCAATCGTCGCACTCATCGCACCGGTGACGCTGTACCTTGCCAAAATCACGCTTCTCAAAACCCGTATGCTTCTGCTCAATGCGGTCGAAAAGACCAGCATCGCACTGCGTTCGGCCTACAAGACCGTAACATACGCCATTGCCGCAGCACAAGCCAAACTCGCAGGCAACACCGCAAGGGCAGCGGCGGCACAAAGGGCGATGAATGCGGCAGCGGCATCCACTCCGTGGACGGCGATAGCAACCGCCGTCGCAGCTCTTGCAGTCGGAGTCTATAAGCTGGCGACACACGTCACCACGGCCCAGACCGCATTGAAAGACTTCCGTGAACGGTCAGCCGAACAAAAGATTCAGACCGACCGCCTTTTCGATAGTCTCCGACAACTCAAAAAGGGCACGGAAGATTACAACAAGGTCCAGAAGAAAATCGTGGAAACCTATCCCCAGCTGCTCAAAGACCAGCTTGACGAAAAAGGCAACATCATCGACATCGAGCAGGCCTACAACAAGGTCATCACCGCCCAGAAGAAGAAAATCGCCCTCGACATCCAGGAAGAGCAGATGACCGAGGAAATGAAAAAGCAGATGAAACGGCTTGCACCGTCTCTGAAACACCTTTCTCCAGAACTCGGCAGCAAGGTCGTCGAACTCGCCGAAGGCGGAATGGATGCCAACGCCATCATCCGAGGGATGAACAGATACTATCTCAAGAACCGAAAAATCAACGACAAGGAAACATTCTGGATTCGCAACATCACATCCATCATAGAGGATGAAAAGAAGAAGATTGACGAAATCAAGAGCACCCTCGCCCCGTGGATTGGCAACCAGCTGGATGCCGTCATCGAAGAGATTGAGCAGGAGGCAGAAGGAGATGGAAACGGCACTGGCACCGGAAGCGGCGCCATTGACGAGGCAAAGGAGAAAATCAAGAAAAAGAAAACCGAGTGGGAGAACCTCCAAAAAGAGGTCAAGAAACTTTTTGAAAAGGACGAGTTGCTCGGCCTTGACAAGGTTTCCGCCGACAAGGAAAAGATACGCCAGCAGTACACGGGCATCATCGAGAGAATCGAAACCTTCGTCAAAAGCAAAGGCAAGGCCGCCGAAGACCTTGCACAGCAAGTCCGTCAGTATATGGAAAACGCCATCGCCGACATCGACAAGTCGGCCAGGGAGGAAAAGATGAAGAAAGTTGAGGAGCAGTATGCCAAGCTCTGCGAATCCTTCAAATCCATCCAAGACAAACTTGGCCAGAATTTGAACAACAGCTACGCCAACGAGCTCGCATCCATCAAGGCCAGATGGGACAAAACCATCGCGGAAATGGATGCCAACATCACCTACTATCAGAGCAAGGCTGGAGAAAAGTATGATTCCGGCAAGGGAACCGGGCTCAGCGAAGACGAAATCAAGCTCCTTAACAAGCTGCTGGAACAGAAGAAGCAGGCAGTCTCAATGGAAGTTCAGGAAGAACTTGATGTCGTGCGCAGAGCTGAAAAGGAAATTTCCGATGTTCTTTTGTCAGAAACAGACAAAAGAATCGCCGACGTCAGAAACGAATACGGCACGAAAATTTCCATTGCCAGAACCGCCATTTCAAAACTCAAGGCTTTGGGCGAAGAGGAGAACAAGGACCGCATCAAACAGCTCGAAGAGCAGATCGATGCACTCCAGTCTAAGATGGACAAGGAAATTGCCGACATCGAAAAGCAGGGAAAGCACAAGGCAACAACCGGCATCGGCAGGCTGCTGCAGGTTGATTGGAAGGACTTCAAGAAAGACTGGGAGAAGAACCTTTCCGACATCGCCGACATAATGCAGGACTTCGCCAACACCGCTATGCAGATTTTCGATTCAATCAGCCAGATTCAGTCGAACCGGGAAACGGCACTGCTCAATCAGTACAAGAAAGACTATGACGAGAGAAAAGAGAAGCTGGACTGGCAACTGGAGCAGGGCATCATATCCCAGGAGTACTATGACGCCCAGCTGGACAAGATGAACCAGGAGAAAGATGCCAAGGAAAAGGAAATCGAAATCGAGCAGTTCCGCAGAGAGAAGAAGGCGGCCATCGCCGAAGCAGTCATCTCCGGAATCGTTGCCGCAGTGAAAAGTTTTGAAAACGGCGGCGGTTTCCCTTACGGCCTCATCACAATGGCATTGTCTCTTGCAGCCACCGGCGTCCAAATAGCAGCCATTGAAAGCCAGCCCGAACCATACGCCCGCGGCGGATACATCGACAAGGAAAAACACATTCTTGCTGGTGAGAACGGTAGGGAATGGATAGCATCCAACAAGCTGCTGTCCAATCCGGAGACCGCTCCCGTCATTGAAGCGTTGCATCAATACCAGCAAGGAGACAAATCGGCATTTCGGGCACTTGACCTGGCTGTTCCAGACACCCAGACTTTGTCCCAAGCTGCCACCAGAATCAGTGGTAATTTTGTCTCCGACAAAACCGAAAGGCCGATAATCAACAACTACAATTCAACTGACACGGCTGGACAAAAGACGATGGAGAAGATGCTTGATGAATTGTCGGCACTGCGACAATATATGAGCGACCCGAAAAACAGGCAGGCCGTGATCAGCAGGGAATTGCAGGTTGAATTTGAAAAACAAGAGAACTTTCTTAGAAACGCCGCTTCGCTATAAAACAAGACAGACATGGCAGTAACAATACGAGAAAAACCTTTTGCATTCGATTTCGCAGGAAACCGTACGCGGTTCCTGCTGAACGGCTCTCCCGTTTCCGTAAACGGAAGCAAAAGCAAAAGCGTTTACAAGATCCAGTCTCTTCCATCGCTTTGCCTCGTCGTATCATTTGCCGGCGAGAAATACACGTTTGAGATTTCAACTCCGGCTCTCGCAAGAAACAACCCCAATAGAATCGCCAACTACACTTACCTCCCGTCGTTGAAATCGGAATTGCAAAGCAAGATTGCCGAAAACTACTACATTGCCCGTCACTATGACGTCACCATTGACGACAATCTCGTCCTGACCTTCGTCTCCAAGCAATGCGGAGCGGACACCGTGACGGTTTCCGGATTGTTTGGCGGCAGCATTTCAACCATTTCCCTTACGAATGGAACAGCAAGAGTTAGGAAAAGCAACTACCAGATGATGGCAAGGTTTGAGATTGTGCGCTGGTACGAAGGCAGTGAGCAGACGATTGAATCACCCGAAATGCTGCTCCGTTTTGGGGAGGACAATGTGGCGGAGCTCCCCGTCGAAATACTTCGGCCATACTTTTCGGCTGCGGATGTTCCTTCCGTGACAGAGACTTTTGCCGGCCATGTGCTGCGCTATGCAACGCTCAGATACAAACTGACATACGCGGAAGTGTTTGGGGACGTACCCCAAGTGGGCGTGCTCAAGCGTTCATCGGAGCTGTTCCTTTCGGCAGGATGCCTTGAAGAAAGTCACAGAACGCTGAATCTTCCAGACTGGAATACGCCCTTGGGAACGACAAAGAAATTTTCGGAATGTCAGTTCGTAAGGGACTTTGGAAGCGAGAGCGGGCTAACCATCCGCAGTTACAAGGAAATGCCTCAATTCGCATATTTCATGCTGTTTACAAACAGCAAGCCGGCATCATTCCAGCGTTCGATGCAAATCAACGTCAAGATTGTGGACAAGAACGGACAGACATTCGTGTTTAATCCGGGAGTGATTGCAATCTCCAATTTCAGCATCGTCCGCATTCCGCTTTCGGTGCAGGCCCTCTCGCTTGGAACGTACACTTCGGACATCCTCAGTTATACCATATACGTTGAAAATCATCAAGGAACGTTCTGGACCAGGACTTTCGTCCTTGAATCAAAGCCGTTCAACTCCGCAGTCTTCTTCCTGCAAAATCGCTATGGACTGCTGGAAAGCCTTTCCGCCGATGAGCAGGCAACCGAAGAAAGGACGGAAGGCGAACAGACCGTCCAGAATGGTGTAATTGGCATTGACATCACCGACAGAAGCACCATTCACACGGCCAGGTCCTACTATAGAAGCAGGCGGGAAAGGCAGCTGGTCGCCGATGCCATGAACAGCCGATTTAACTATCGTATCGTTGCAGGAATGCCCGTTCCTATAGCTATCGTTCCCGATTCGCTGACGGTACGGGATGACAACGAAGATGTTTTGGAAATCGAGTTCCAATACCGCTTCATCGTTCCAAACGCTGGCCACGGAAGCAACTTCGAGCCGATAACGCCAGACGTACCTGCCGTCTGGGCAGATGGGCAAGTCTGGAACGACCTTTCCAACCTGGAAGACCTAATTATCAACCCAACACTAACAATCTGAAATGGAAAACAATCAAATCCAGAACATCGAAAACGGCATGGAAATGGAGACCGTCCGTTCCATACTCAACAGCGTCATTGCAAGAGTCAACGAATTGTCTGACATCTCCAACAACTATGAGGATTTGGAAGGGAAGCCAGCTATCGATGGCATAATTCTTTCAGCCGCAAGTAAAATGAGCGACTTCACCGTTCCGGCTTCCGCTATTGGAAACCTTGAATCTTTCAAGGATGAACTGAAGGAAACCGCCGTGTCAGTTGCACAGCAGTCGGCAAACGCCTCCCTTACATCCAAACTCGGCAACAACTTCACGACGCTCCAAAAACTGGAATATGAATTTGATGATTCCATGCTCGTGGCCATTGATTCCGGAAAGGGGACAATCTACAAGACGACTCTCGGCAATTTAGTCACCTACCTCAAACACGCAATCCTCAAAATCAACGACCAGTACTTGCGTGTCATCCAATAATTCACCTATTACAAACTTTTAATCAATCATTATGGGAGCAATCATCAAATTTCAGCACGAGATTTTCAATGGACAAATGAACGGCACAACACCAGATGTTGACGTGCTTTACCCAAAAACAAGTGCAGACCAAGTTGAAGGCCTTGCAAACTTCATCGAAGAAGAAATCGATACAAGCAAGGAAGTTCAATCTGTCGCGCTCAATGCAGGAACGGATAGCCAAGGGCCTTCCGTATCATTGATACTCAAAGATGATACGGAATTGACGTCCGAATCAATGAATCCCGCAACCACAACTGCTTTTGGCGTAACAAAACTTAGCAATGCCATCGATAGTAATGCTGAGACGGAAGCAGCTACCCCAAAAGCAGTGAAGACTGCCTACGATTTGGCTAACAACGCACAAGACTTGTCACAGCAAATCAGCAGTAATCTTGCGAACACTTGCCTCAAGGTTCTTGTTTACATCGGATTGTCAGTATTGAAAAAATCTACGACTCTTGACACGGCCAGCAAAGTCAATATCAACAACATTGTCAATGTTATAGCCTACAGTGTTGCCGATGGCAAACTTGTCATCATTAACGAAGGTGTAACCTTCACTATTACTGGTGATAAAGTAATTGTGAATAGCACGATTAAGACCGTCAATCGTGTTAAAGTTGTCTATGAGTACGCATTCGTATAATATCCAATGATTTCCATCCTCGTAAACGACAAGCCGCTGCACATTACAAAGGGCACTTCTCTGCAGCTGGAAGTGAACAGCAGTATCTTCTCTACCGAAAAGATTGAGGGAGACATCATCTTCACCTTCGACATTCCAGCAGAAGAGAACGACTGCATTTTCAGACACGCTCGTTTTATCTATGTGCAGCGGACACGAAAGTACTCGTGCTCCGTGCTTGTCGGAGGAGTGGAAATCGCCCACGGCGACCTATACATACAAAAAGCGACCAGGAACAAATATTCCTGCGGACTTGTCGTAAATCCGTTTCCTACTGACTTTGCCGACAGAAAGCTGTCCGAAAACGATTATGGGGAAGACATTGCAATAAGCCATAGCGCACGCACGCATTTTTCGGACTGGCTTTCCTTTCTGAAGTCAACACTTGCAGATAATTCTGTCGTAAAGTTCCCGCTTTTCGTTGACACTGCCTTGTACGGCAGCAGTAACAACGACTTCGGTTGGTTTCTCCTCCCATCGGATTCGTCAAGTTCCAACGGCTTGCAGGCATCCCTTCAGACCAACAATTCCATCGGCCTTGACAGATGCTATGTCAACAGGCTTTTCTTTGACGAGAACGGAAACGTGATTGAAGAAAAGGCGGCAAGCCGTGGAATCCGCGTCTTCAACAACCGCCTGGCTGACAATCCGAACAGCTTCGCCTTTTGTCCGGCAATAAGACTTTCGTGGCTGATTCAGAAGGTCGCCCTCAATGGAGGATATAATGCAGGCGGAAACTTCTTCAAGGATGAAGCCGCCTGCTCCGTATTCTCGCAAAGTATGCGGGCACTCGACGGACTGATGACGCAATTCACGGACGGCGAAGCCGGAATGTTCGTGGAAGTCTCTCCCGAAGTTTCGTTTGGCAACGAGACGGCACAGACACGTCTGTTCACCTACTTCATAAATGAAGATGGCAACACCTTCGGCACACTGGCACCAAGTGTCAGCGGAAACTACCACTTCCACGTTGTGGTGCGTACCTATCTGCCCGCCAATGTTCTCACAACCGGTTACATGACGGTTCAAATGTGGGGGAACACCTACAACCAGCCCTACAAGGATGCCCTTTTCTTCATGCTGATGAAGACAAGCAGCTCGCCTCACGTTGCCTTGTCTGTAAATTATAATGCGAACTGGAGTAACATGACGTTTTACGGAGCTTACGGCGTTTATTCCGCATATCAGAATGTTATTATGCCGAATGAACTATACGGCAGATTTGGCTATGTCGGTGCAGGATTCTATGAAATCACATACGATTTCAATGCGAACCTCCAGCAGGGACAAACCTACCGGTTCATCTTCGGCAAATGCCGCGGACACATTGCCGCCGGCCAGGGTGAGGGTGGGCAGATAGAAATCCAGGATTTTGAGAACGTGCCCATCACGGAAGACGTGACAGCCTTCTACAAAGCATACAACTGCTTTGCCAACATTCTGAAATACGGCCAGCACGTGCCGTCGCTGACAAACGCCGACTTTATAAGCACCGTATGCAATGCCTTCGGGCTCGCTCTTTTTGTTGATTCTGCTACAAAGCAGGCGGAATTTTCCTTCATAGCCGACATTCTATCGAAGTCCGGCTTTCTGGACTTAACGCCTTATGCCGTGGATGACGAAACCTCCTTGGAAAAGATTGATGATAGAAAGTATGTGTACAAGCTGGAAGGCATTTCAACGGACGAACACGATGAAACTAAACTCCTTCCTCCCGTTCAGACTTGCGACCAGCTTCCATCCGCTATGTCGAGCTACGGAAAGAGTTGTTTTGTGACAAACGAAAACCAATACCGCACTTCCGAAAGGGAAGGCAATTCGATTTCAAACTGGCAGTACAAGTGGAACACCTCTGGAGGTGCCGACCAGAGTCTGGAAGTCGGTATCGGAAGCGAACAATCCGTCAGACCCTCGCTCAAGATTCCCAATATGAAAATCACCGACGAAAATTCTTCAACTCCGGAGTTCGTGATGCAGATAGAGGCGAAAGGTTGCAGCCCCATTTTCGATACGGAGAACGGTGATTTCGATATGATATTGGAAACCTATTTCGGCAGCAGGCGACTGGAGTGTCCGCAAATGGGCAGTCCTTTCTTTGAAGTTGCACAGCCCACCTGCCACTTGAGAAACGGCGTCCTTCAGAACGGCGTTTCACTGACGGTCAGCGGCGAGAAGTCAATCGGCGAAATGTGGGTGAAGCCTTGGCTTGACTTTCTGGCTACATACGAGAAAGTGAAATATCGCTTCGTTCTACCTCTTCCTATCTTTCTCCAGCTGTGGCAACTTCTCAAACCCCAGGACTTGAATCCGGAAAGGCAAACCCGTTGGATTATGGTAAACCATGTTTGCAGTCTGCCCATTAAGATTACGTTCCAATTTTCGGAAGGCAATGAAATGATCATTGCCGAAGTGGAAGCTGCAAAACGCAAGGTCGAACTCTAATCCGTATTCTTGTCCTTTGCCTTGGAAAATTTTGGAGTTTTGGAAATAACGATGTCCCGTAAATTCGGGTCAACGTGCTTCGTGTAAATGGAAGTGACAGACAGAGAGGAGTGGTCAGCAAGCTGTTTGACGGAAAGAGCGTCAACTCCGTTTTTGAGCATTTCTGTAACACCCGTGTCTCTGAATGAATACATCTGCATTTCTTCCGGCAGGTTCAGTGCCTTTCTCAATTTGACCCAGTGTTTGGACATTGTAGAATCATTCATTCTGGTGGAACACGTTTGGAAATGCTCCCCAAAAATGTAGTCTGTCATCTTCCCATTTTGAACACCAAGGTCCAGGAAGTCCATAAGCACTTCCTTCGATAGTGGAACAACGCGTTCGTGACCATTCTTTGCAGCATCCTTGGGAACACGTATCTGCATTTCTGCAAAGGACAAATTCTCAACTTTCAAATACCTCAATTCCTTTGGACGTATCAAGCCGGCATAGATGAGTTTAAGCATAAGCAGGTATCTCGGATTCTTCACCTTGAGGTATTCCTCAATCTCCGCACGTTTGTCTTCCGGAATAAGTATTCGCTTTTTCGATTCAACTTTCTTGGCCTTGATTTTCTGGAAATGGTTTTCCTTACAATAGCACTTGTCAATCATCCAATTGAAAAACGCACTGCCTTGCTTGATGTACGCATTGTAGGAGGCAGCTGTCATTTCGTCACCGGAAACGCCTCGCCTCTCATAGAATACATAGTCCATAAACCGAACAACCATAGCGTGGGAAACCATTGACGCGTACATCCCTTTCTGCTGTTTTTCAACCCAACCGCAAAAGACTGTAATGAAAGTTTTGTAAGTTCTGTAGGTTGCTATTCGCAAGGTCTTTTCGATTTCCGCAAGATATTTCTGAGAGACTTCCAGAAGCGGAGTGTACATTCGAGAATCCTCTCCCTGAAAAAAAGGATTCCATCCAGTCGAAAGTTTCATATTCAAGGCAACAATGATATTGTTGATATGCCTTTTCGCATCCGCCTGCTTAGGATAGCGCTCCAAAAGTCGCTGGAGTTTTATCCGTTTTCGCTGGAGCTGTTGAGTTTGTGGATTCTCCACATAATACTCAATCACCCACCCAGACTTAAAAGTCTTGAGCATGGCTGGTAAGTAATTGGCAGCGGAATACTGCGATGATACTGCTAATCTGTTGTGATTTACGGGCATTTTTTTTTTGGTTTTCTTGAGGAAAACACAAAAAATCAAATTAGTTCCGTTTCTGTTCCGATTTAAACCAAAAAATCAGTAACCTTGTCTTGGAAGTTACTGATTTTGAAGTTCTTTTGAGCTTTTGCGGAGAGGGCGAGATTCGAACTCGCGGATAGGTTACCCCATCGACAGTTTAGCAAACTGTTGGTTTCAGCCACTCACCCACCTCTCCGGGTTTCGTTGTTGAAATCGGCTGCAAAGATACACTTTTTTTTTATTTAT